GCCATTAGGATGTTTCTCCCACCAGTCAGGGTCAACCCAACGCATTGCCTTGTCATACCAAGATTGGTCGATGGAGGTTTTCTTGCCATCTTGACTTATCAACAAATATCCACCTTGTCCATCGCTAGCTATTCGCTGAACTTGTTCAAGGTTGACCCATGTCTTTTGTTTTTCGCTATATACCCACATAGTTATTGATTTAAATTATTTTTGTTCCTATTGTGCAAAGATACCGCAAAGTATTAAAAATACCAAATAAAACCTATTTGTATGTTTCAAGTTTGACCAAATGTGAGTTATTTTGTGTACCTTTGCAGAAAATTCTTAAAATATGATACAAAGATTTACGGAAATGTACTACGATGATGCTGTGCGCTTCGCTCAGTATATACAGGCTACGGAAGGTGGCGAGATTGAACTGGTTAAAGAGGATGCAGATGGTTTTCCTCTTCCGCCTAAGCACAAGGTGTTTGACAACATGGTGAATTGTCTGAAGATAAGAAACTTTGAGATTGCTTATCTTCAGCAAAGACGTAATCCCGATGATGATAAGAAACATCGCAATCGAAATCTCTATCGCTACATCATGGGTCAGAAGATTAAAGAGGTTCGTGAACTTAGCGGTATGACCTTAGAGGAGCTGGCAGAAAAGTCAGGTTATAAGCCTAACAACATTCGTAACATTGAAATGGGGCGTTTTAACGCAGATATTGATACGTTATGCAATATTGTTGAGGCTATGGATGCTCATTTTGAGGTGATAAAAAATTAAAATGTGTTTCTGAACATAAATTATATTTAATATTTAAAAGAAATGCATTAAATAATTTGCAAGATTTAGGTGTTTTTCTTATCTTTGCAACGTAATATAAAAGGTGAGACACACCGAAACAACTGTTTTTTAGATATGACTAAAGATACATATTTAGAATTAGGTAAGACCGCTGAAGGTAGAGCTAAAGCCCATGACCTTATGGTCGATGAGATTCGTGAGAAGATGGACGACCTAGCTTTATCTGTCGCTCCCACGAAGCAAGCAAAGGTTAAGGCTCTATTCGATAAGGCTTTCGAGGTTGTCAAGAGATTTGGTAACTCTCTCTTGTTCGAGTACTTCGCTAGTAGTATGTTAAAGCCTAGTGAGTTCGTAAAGAACGTTGATAGTGTGAACAGAGGTGGTTTTGTAAATTTGTAAAGCTATGAATAAGAAAGAACTAAAAATTATCAAGCTGTTGGATAAAGCGAGCGGATATGCTGGTAAAATGCAAGGTTGCTTGGATGATGCTCTAGAAGTTGCGCTGTCCGATAAAGGGCTGACAAAAAAGGAAAAGTCTCTTCTGGCGGTTACGTATGCGACAGGTGAAGAAGAAGCTGTAGAGCGTGTTAATGACGGTAGCATCAATGATGAAGATTGTAATTTTTATGATTGTGAATTACGTGATAAACGAATACTGGAAATTTACAACATGACAGGCGACCAAATCAGAGAACTTTATAACTTGTAGCGATGAAAGTATACCATATTTTCCGTGATGGCATTCAACAAGATTGTTGTTGGTCAGATACCGAGCAGACGCTAACAAACGTCTTAGAGAGCATTATAGACCAAGCAAGGAGAAGATAAAGATTGATGAGTTCGACTCATTGAACGATGTTCCACCTTGCGATGTCGTAGGCGGTCTAAACTCAGAGAGATGTGCAAATTGTTGGAGAAAGATTAAGAATGATTATCTAAAACATATAGGAGATACGAATATGAAGAAAGAAGAAAAATTTGACCCAAATGTCATTGATGACAGCGAGTTTGAAGAAGTAAGAAAGTCGTTTGAAGAGAAGTTTGGCGAAAAGAAATAGTATTTCACTATTAGCCAAAAGTGAGTTTAATAACCCGAACGCATTTGTTAGGATGAAAGAATTATGCTATCTTTGCATTGCGTTCCTTGAAATAATTAATTATGAGTAATAACAAAGAAGATTTTGATGCGCAGGTAAGTGCATTTAAAGAGAAGTATCCCGATTTCAAGCCAGCCAAACCTATTGAGGTTCTTAACTTGATTATGACAAGAAAGAATGCCAAGGAGATTCTTGAAGGCAAGAAGAAGGTTGAATACAGAGCCTATACAGACCATTATATTGGTCGTTTGTTTGACAAGGATGTTTTGGAGTTCCTTAAAAAGCATGGTGAAGAAGAGGATGTAATTAAAGCGCAAGAGGAGGGTATTGTTGACCCATTGCGAGTAGTGAAGACAATCCACTTCCATGATTATAACAACTCGTGGTATCTCGATTGCGATGTTTTGGTGAATGATACCTGCATCGTAATGAAAGAAGATATGGATTTCCTTCATGAAGAGTATGATAGTCATGACCTGGATGAAATGTATGAGGCATTGGAGCTTAAAAAGGAGAAAGAACGTCCTTTGTTTTTCTTCTTTGTTGTTGACAAGGTAACTAAAACGACTCTAAAGTAGGTGGGCGTAAGTCCACTGACCCTAGATAATTCCTCAAGGGGAGTAGTTTATGATTCGTGGACTTAAAACGTTACAACTATGTCAGAGGCATCAAGAGGTTATCGTTACACCCAATGGAGAGCGGTAACAAATCGTACAACAGGTCTTCGTGCAGGTGAGAGACGACAGCGTGGTAGAAATATCGAATATCGTAACACTGGCGCACAAGGAACTACTTACGGTGGCGCAATGCGTACATTGGCAGCTCGTACAGCAGCTAATAACGTCACAGAGCGTGTAAACCGCAGACTTAGAAGAGGTTAAAAGTCTTAGAGGGGTTGAATGAATTAAGTTTCATTCACCCCTTGTTTTTAAGGAGAATAATGTATGCAAGAACTAAAAAGAGCAAGAGAAATCATTGACGATGTTTCCAAGGAGACAGACAGTATATTGCTTTTCCATTCTTTGAGTGGAAAGGATTCTATCGTCTTGCTTGACTTATGTTACAAGAAGTTCAAGCGAGTTATTGTTGTATTCATGTATCTTGTGAAAGACTTGGAACATATCATGCGTTACTACAATTACGCTAAAGCCAAATACCCGAACATAGAATTTGTTCAAGTTCCCCATTATGCTTTGTTCAATTATATTAAGACAGGGTATATGGGAATAAAGCAGAATACAAAACAAAGGCAATGGACTCTAGCTGACATTACCGAGAAACTTAGGGAGAAGCTAGGAGTTGAGTGGGCTTGTTATGGATTCAAGCAATCGGATTCTTTGAACAGACGCCTTATGCTTAGAAGTTATACGGATGGGAAGGAAGCTATTAATTGGAAGACGAAGAAGTTTTATCCATTATCTACATATAAGAATAAGGAGATTTTGGATTTTATTCTTGACCATCGCTTGAAGAACCCAGAGGTGTGTGGAACGAATAAGCAAAGTTCGGGAGTTGATATTGAAGATATAGAATACCAAAAGTATCTCAAAGAGTTATATCCGGCAGATTTGGAGAAGATATACAAGGTATTCCCTATGGCAAGGATAGTCATGTTAAAAGCTAATAATAAGGAGGAACTGAAATGAAAAAAGGAAGTGAAACAAAGATAATCAAGAGGTCTCAGATAAATCTGAACCCTTGTAATCCGAAGGTGCATACAGATGCAGACATCAAGCAGCAGAAAGCCAACATAAAGAAAGTTGGTCTAATTGGTGGTATTCAATGGAATGAAACAACAGGCAATCTTATAGATGGGCATAAGCGAGTGATGAGTGTTGACCTTATCCAAGGTTATGATGGAACTCCCGAAACGGATTATGACATCAAGGTAGAAGCCGTTGATTTTGATGAGAAGACCGAAAAGGAGCAGTTGTTGTTTATGGCGAAGTCGCAAGACCCGATAGATTACAATTTGGTTGCTAAGAATTTCAGTATAGACGAAATAGATTTCAAGGCTGCTGGCTTCACGGAACAGGACACAGAACAAATCAAGATGTTGCAAGATGATTTGGAAGCATCTTTAAAAGAGTCGGGTATGGATGACTTCAGTGAGGATTTTCTGAATGAACCGATGACTTCTGTAGCTGAGCCAGTACCAATGACGGAATTACCAAACATAGAAAAAACATCTGAAGAGATTGTAGCCGAGCATGCTGCCAAGCCTAAGATGACAAAGGAAGAGGTTAAAGAGCAGAAGCAACATTGTACTGATGTCGGTATGAAAAGGCAGGAAGATATTGATAACTTCATATTTATCGACTTTGAAAGCTTGGAACAGAAGCAGCTGTTTTGTGATATGCTGCACATGGTAGCCACTAGCTCTATGCGTGTTTCCGGAAGTCAGGTCTTAGGTTTATTGTAATATGGGACGTAAGCGAGTAAAGCCTCTTGTAGTGAGGAAGAATCCCTTAGAAGTTGCCAATATGGTAATTGATATGGTTAGGGAACAGAGTCCAGATTGCATTGTTATGATGTCTCTTGGCAAGGATTCCATTGTTACATTGGACTTATTGTATGATAAGTTTGAACGGATAGTGTGTGTATTTATGTATCTCGTAAAAGACTTGGAACATATACAGCGATGGATAAACTGGCTGAGGGCAAGATACCCGAAGATAGAGTTCGAGCAAATTCCGCATTGGAATACTACATACAATCTTCATTATGGGGTGTATTGTGTACCGAACCCAAAGGTAAAGGTACTTAATCTTTCTATGGTCGTAAAAGCGTTAAAGATACGTTTCGGAATAGAATACGTGTTCTTTGGTATGAAAAAAGCAGACTCGATGAACCGTAGCCTTATGTTGAAGTCTTATGAGGATGAAAATTACATTCATGGTGGAAATTGTTATCCTCTTGCTGATTTTACTCAAAAACAAATCCTGCAATATATGAAGCATCGCCATCTACCTAAGCCGATAATGTACTCCAGAGCATTGCGCTCAGAGAACGCTGAGGTGGGGAATGCATCAGGAGGTTTGTCTTTGGACTTGGATTGTTTTGTATGGCTAAGGGATAATGCACCTGAAGACTTAGAGCGTATATATAAGGTGTTTCCGCAAAGTAGGGTGATTCTTTATAGGTATGACAACAAGTAATACTCTTTTTAATTTATATATATAATAATGTATTATTTTCTTTTTGGTATAGGCGGGCTTGTGAAAGTCTGCCTATATTGTTAAAATCATAAAATTACCAATACGTAAAGCAAATAAAGGTTAAATACATAAAGAAAAACCATAATATACTTGCAAGTTAGAAAATAAAATCGTATCTTTGCAATGTCTTTAAGAGATACTTGAAGATTTGCCGCAAGACAAGTTTCTTGCAATTTAGTGCAGGGCGAGCACGTTAAAAACTAGCACAGACGTTATGAAGATGATTACCGACAAGCAGAAGAAGTTCATCAATGATCTAAAAGGTGTTATCACAGAAAATGGCATAAATGCTATTGATGCATTGGACTTGAATAAGTTTACTTGCTATGATGCATCTAAGCTTATTAGTGGTTTGCTTGGTCTTAGAGATTGCTACAAGGCGATTTCAAGAGGCGCATGTGTAACTAGTACAGCGTATTGCGATGAGGCTTTAGATAATGTCTTTAATACAATTGAAAAGTACAAATAATATAAAAGGTGAGACACACCATAAAAACTGTTTAAGAGAATGAATAGCAAAGAATTAGTAAGAAATATGATAGCTTTCTTAAACGAGCGTCACGATATGGATTGCGCAACGTTACGTCAGCGTTTTGCAGTATGCTATGGTATGAGAGAGGACGAGGCGAAGAAAGTTATTTTGGAGCTGACAATGCTTCAGATATTTGCAGAGAATTTTGGTGTTGAAATTTAGAACTTTGAGATTATGGATAAGAATACAGCATATCAAGTAATAAGCCAATTTAGGGCAAATAATTGCAAAAATGGAGCTTTGGCTAACGCTTTGGATGAAGCATTGAAGGCTTTGAAACCAGTGGCTACAAATAACGTTTATGTTATCAAGTTGGATATATTGGGAAAATTGTCTTTTTGTAAATCTCGGACTACGTTATGGCTAGAAACATCTAATGATAAAAAAAAGCTGCAAGCGCATATTGCAGAATGGAAAAGTAAGATAGTAGAGCGATGTAAGGACGATAACAATTCTTTCGAGTTTGATTTTCATCATGGGAGTCCTTATAATTTCACGGCAAACAAAAAGAATTGCAATGAGTTGCCTTTTTACTTTGATGGTAAACATTATTGCTTTACGATATTAAAGGGCTATAAAAGTCTTAAAAGCAAATATGAGCAGAGTATCGAGCACGATATGGATGCCGTTCAAGATATGATGTCTTATTTAAATTTATAGAGCATGAAGTTATACGAGGTAGGCTGCATCGTCAAAGATGTGCAGCCAAAGAATGGAGAAAAGATTTCACTAGAAGAAGCTCAGGCTTTGGTTGATGGATATGTTGAGCTGGTTCATCTTAATGATGATAACATATTATTGTGCGATGAAGAAGGACTTCTCAAACATAAACCTATAAATACTTTGGCTACAATACAAGCGAAGGGGCTTGGCTGGAAAGGTAGTTATTTGGTTGGGAGTGTTTTATTTTTAAAGGACAAGGAGTTTTAGTTTTGAGTAAGGCAAGAAAGAATGATGTGAATAAGGATATACCCGAAGAGCGAATAACTCTTAGGGTATTGAAGAATTATTCAAAAATGCAAGAAGAATTGTGTCATCTTCGTAAGAAAACACGTGAACAAGGCTACAGACTTAATGAACTCAACAATCAGCTACAGAGGCTTCACTCGAAAGAAGTTAGATGTGAGTTAGAGAAGTACAGAAAGTTACTCTTAGAGCGTGATGAGTTGCGTGAGAAGAATAAGGCTTTGGAACAGGTGGTAAATCAATACGATGGGTTAAAAAGATTTTTTACTAACGAATTGAATAAGAAAGAGGAGGGAAAAGAATGATTATAGGTTCTATGACGGGGCGTGAACTTTTTGAGATATTCAAGAAAGATAAGCCTATGCTAGAAAAGTTTGCTATCGAAAAAGCAAAGAAACTCATCCGTGAGCTTCGTAAGGGAATGGGACGATATACAACCCAGTGTTATGATTTCAAGACGAAAGATGCTACTGAATACAAGGTATGTGTGTTTGTTGATAGAGGGAACATAAGAAAATTCTATTTTGACATGTTTATCTATTGCAAGGAAACGAATGATTACGTATGTGCTACTTCCTTGTTGGACGAAGAGAATAGTGCAGAGCAGTTCAGCTATACGCCTCATTTCTTGCGAAGATATGCTGAGCGAGCATTGGGAGTAGATAACATGTCAATTAATAGGGTATTAGCTCACATTGAAAGAGAAATAGCTTATACGGTGCTTGTTTACAAGAATGACGCAAGTAAGGTTGTAGCTACTAGCATGGGGCTTTTCCTGCAAAAGATTGACTATAAACGAGGAATCAATATCTGTAAGACTTTTGTTAGCGTAGATATGCTTAAATCTTCCCAAATTAAAGCATATATGGTAGTTGCCGACTTGATTAAAGAGTATTCAGAGCGGTACAATAAAGTTCAAAGGAATGATAATGTACGAGTAGATTTTACTAATGATTGTTTGAGTAGAGGTATTACTGAAAAAGATTTGGTTAATGCCTATGGTGAATATTTTAAGAACAAAAGATAAAAGAAAGGGGTTCGTATGGAGAGAATGACACGAAATGATGCCGCTGCTTTTTTAGGCGTTGACCCTCAGACGATTACAAACTGGGTTAACAAGGGCTTGCTTGGAGGCTACAATGATAAGAGCAGTAAACGCTTTTGGGTGAATGCTGATGATGTCAAGAAGTATTCCGAGAAGTACAAGATGTTGTCTGCCTCAGAGGATTTGCTTGATAGAGAGCAGAAAGAATTGTTAGCAAGTGAGCGAAAGGTAAATGCTAAGATACAAATGTTAATGCATGATGCGTTAAACATTTCTTCTTTCAGTTATGAAAAAATCGGTAGCTCACTTTGTACGTTATTGGAGTTAACGTCACAAGGTGGAATGCGAGAGAAGAAGATTATGCAAGCATTTTTCAATGGGGACAGGATTAGTAATATAGCCGAAGAGTTTGAACTTTCAAGGGAGAGAGTTCGCCAGATTGTCATTAAGGCTATCCGGAAGTTCAACTATGCGATTGAAGAACTTGCAGACTTGAAGCAGGAGAACAATTCCTTGAAAGAAGAAATTAAGAATGTAAAAATGCAGTTGATTATGCAAGAGGGTGAAAAAGAAGAAGAACTATCTGAAGATGTTCCCCCTTCAGTGTTCTCCATCCGATTAGTTAATTGTAATTTACCAGTTCGTGTACTTAATGTGACAAAGGCAGCCGATATAGATACTATTGGGGATTTGGTACAATATTCCAAGTTTGAAATGTTTAAGTTTAGAAACTTCGGAAAGAAAAGCCTTATACAGTTGGATGAATTCATTCACGAAATGGGATTGGAATGGGGCATGGATAAGGCTAAGATATATGCAAGGGGTATTCAACGAATGAAAGATGATACTTATATTGAAGAGTTGTTTAGAATGCACCTTGCGGATATAACAAGCGAGATTGAGAAAAAGTATAATCTTTCTCCGGCTGAGGCTATGAAGAGAGCTTATAGTGAAATGAAGAGATATGTAGGATTTAAAGAGAAGAGTAATGAATGAAGTATATAATGATGTTTTAGGTAAGGCGTTAAGCATTAAATCAACCAATAATATTGTCGTAAAAGTAGAGCAAGGAGCATTAGAAGTTAATCTGAAACAATGTAGTGTAAAGCGCATTATGTGGTTCTCTGTCTTCTTGATGGATGGATTTACTATGCGTCCATGCAGTTATACTTTCTATTCCTCTATGAGTGACGATGAGTTGGACGACACCTTTACACAAGTAGAAGGTAGATTGAGCTTTCTGAAAAACTTAAATTCTAAATAACATGACAGAACAGGAAAGAAGAGTTGTAAACCATGCAATGAAGATACTAGAGCAGAGCCAAGATGATGAGGCTAGGGCGTTGGCTGTCAAGTTGTTGGAACAAGGTACAAAAGTTTCTCTTCAGAAAGTGCAGTTTTATGCTGCATATTGCAATGGCTTGCGTGATGGGTATTCAAGAATATTCGACCTAATACAAGGTGGTGGGTGGCTTGCGAAAGTGAGCAAGAAGGAAATGCCATATTTCGAAGCAGAGAAGAAGCTTGTAGAGAGCTGTATTGATGCTTGCTACGATTATCATATGGGCAAGTATGATATTAGGTACAAGGATAAAGAATTATCCAAAAGTGGTAAGCTATTGGCTTGCAAGGCTGTTTTTGTGAAACAAACGATGATTGGTGTTGAGGTTAAATACAACAAAGATAAAGAATGATTGCACAATATAGATAAGTGAAGTTGTAAACCTTTGATATTTAGGTACTTCCTTGCAAATTTTGTATCTTTGCAAATAAAAAAAAGGAGATTTATATATGGCAGATAGAGGATATAGAGGCAGACCTCAACGAGGCGAAAGAGCGGATAGGCAAATCAATGCCGGACATAGCCGTGGGTTGGATGCGGCTTTGTCTAAGTCTGAATCAAAGATTAGAAACTTGAAGACCGAGCGTATTTATGCTTTCGACCAAAACGGAAAAGAGATAAGCCATTCCACAAGGGGTACTTCTACTGGTACGAAATTACCAAAATATTACAATTATAAGGATGCGATATTGACGCATAATCACCCTGGGGAAGGGTTAAGTAATAATATTGCGGGAAGAATAGGACGTACTTTCAGTGGAGCTGATATTTCTGTAGCAGTCCAACATAATGCATCAGAAATAAGAGCCATTACGGGTACTTATACTTATTCCTTAAAGAGACCCAAAGAAGGATGGGGTATTAAGACAAGAAACAAAGCTTTATATGTAGCTCAATTAATAAAAACAAAGAAAGTTAGTTATTATTATGAATACGCTAGAAGAGCCAGAGCGGATTATGAAGCCGGAAGAATAAGCAAGAAGCAATATAATGTTTCTAAAGAAAGGGCTGATGTTGTTAGTTCGAACAAAGCCCTTCGTGAAGTAGCAAAGGAATACGGCTGGGATTATACACGTAAGCGTACTAGTTAAGGAATATATTCAAATGATGGGTAGTATTGTCCTTCTTCATGTGAAAAGAACCTTCCCATCATTGACAATGCCGTAGTACATTTTTCATATTGCTTTTGAAATCCGTACTTCTTAGCTCTCGATTGGTTGTGATGCAGGTCGTTGATTTTGACTTGTATTGCAACCATATCTTTTGAGTCAATGATTGATTGTACGTAGTCAAAATACGGAATACCTTCCTTGTGGGTTAGGACACATACACTATCGGCAATGTCTTTTCTAACACCTAGTGATAACAGCTTGTCGTAGGTCATATCTGTATCTTCAATCGTATCATGGAGAAATCCGACACAAATCTCTTCGGTACTATTACCCATTTCTCCAACATGGATAGGGTGCAATATAACAGGCAATCCAACCTTATCAATCTGTCCTTTGTGCGCCTTGCAAGCGATACCAAGGCACAATTCTATCATTTCAGAATCTTTCATATTCTTCTTTCGTTATTAACTCACCTAACTCAAGAGCATCTTGTGCATAGGTGTTCTCATTAAACTTAAACTCCTTTGGCTTACGTCCTTTACCTTTAGGGTAACACATAAGTTCTTTATTTACATATTGATAACGGACAACGATGTCATCCTCCCAATAGTAAACATAAACCGACTCTCCGTTTTTAAGGAGGTGGCTGATTTTGTTCTTATCTTTATTGTTCATAGTCTTTATCTCCTTATTACAATGCAAAGATATAAAAAATATATTAAACTTGCAAATAAATTAATGTTTATTATTTGAAATTTAAATATATTAATTATTGAAACGTAGCATAGTAAGCTTGTTGCATAGATACCGACCTTTGCTTCTTACCTCCGTTACTCTTGGCGGTTCTACTTTGCTCGTATAATGCATGTCCCCAACCGGATGGTTTCTTGGTCTCTTTGTAGATTTCTCGCATGGTCTTCCCACCCAACAGCTTATAGGCTATCGAATAATTCTCCTTGGCGTAAATCATCTTAGCTGTATTAACTTGTATCTCACCAATAAGTCCGGTCTTCTTGTTCCGGATATTGATGATGTTTCCTGAATAGCCAGTATCCAGTTTCTGTTCCTTGAGTCTAACGAACTCAAAGCCTTTATATTTGCCTTTAAGGTCTTTTATGATTTTCGGGATTGACCCTTTATCTGCGATGATGGTTGTTCTGTACGAGTCCTTAATGTCTTTAATACCATTAGCCTCGCCCTTAGCCTTGCGTACAATGGAGTCAACACTCTTGTAATTGATAGGAGTGACCCTTGCTCCATACTTCTTAGCTATACCTTCAGCTATAGCTTGTAGCTTGTTACCAACCGACTCGGCTTTTCTCCGCATAGAGGTAGCTTGTGCTCTCAGCCTAGCATATGCCCCATTATTTCCAACGTCTCCCATATCTTTTTTTGTGCAAAAGTAACCAAAATAAAAGCCAATTAACATGTTGCTGCGATATGTTATTTCACTAAAAAGACAAAGTGAAAAGACACGCAGACAAACATTTCTTTTAAACAATTATTATTCATACCTTTGCAAGAAACAATGAGTTGATAAGATGACGAAACCAAGAGATTATTTCACAGGCAAGCAAGAAGAGTTTAAACGCTCCGAAGTGCAGATAGCACCATATAATCCAAGGAAGATTTCACCGCAGCAGAAAGCTACATTGAAACGTTCCATAAGGAAATATGGCGTTGTTGGTGGTATAACCGTCAATAAGCAGACAATGACCATCGTAGGCGGCAACCAAAAGGTAACCATAATGGATGAGATTATGGGCTATCCCGAAAAGGATTATGCTCTTTTGGCTGAGGCTATAGATGTGGATTACAAGACCGAAGTTGAACTGAATCTCATGCTTAATTCCGAGAATGCTCATGGAGAATGGGATGACATGAAAGTCCGTGAATTACTGCCGGACATAAACTATATGGATGCTGGATTAACGGAAGAAGACCTTTCTCTATTCGGATATGATGCGATGGTAAAGACTGAAGGCGAAGACGAGTTAGGCAAAGAACTCAATTCCTTACTAGACCCATTTGCCCAAGAAAGCGAAAACAGAAAAGTGCCAGCACCAAAGGAAGTGCAAGAAGAGCAGAGACGACAGATTGAGCAAAATCAAATTATAGCCAATCAGCAGCAAGAGGCTCAATATCAAGCGAATAAAGAGCGTATGCAACAAGTAAAGAAAGAGGTAAATACCAAGGCAGCGGAAAAAGCTTTAGAAGCCGAGTCTTACGTCATGCTTTCCTTTGACAATATAGAGAACAAGGAGCGTTTTATGAGCACCTTTGGCTTTATCGAAACCGATAAGGTAATAAAGGGAGAAATGCTTATGAAAGTAGCAAAACGAATATAAACGAATAAGCAATGAAAAAGATTATAAGAATATTACTAGGGTACATAATAGCGGCAATAACAATAGTTATGCTCATTCCATTTATGATTGTTTCTATGTTTCTTGGCAAGAGGAGAAAGAAAGCGTTCAATATATGGGTGTCGTGTCTTTTTACCCCCTTGATAAACAAGATAGGACAATTGGTCAACTCATAAATATCGAAAGATTATGAAGGAGAACAAGAAAAGATTAATGAAGATTGCGAACTTGGCTATAACAGTGGTATTGGCAATACCGATGTTCATTCTAGCCGTTCCTTTCTATATGTATAACAAGATTAGAGGCAAGGTATAAATCCCATCTGCCCAATATATAGCGAAACAATAATAAATACAAGAAAATGGCAAAACCGAAATTTGATTACAATGGCGATGCTTTCTACGATGAGATAGAACAGCTTGCAAAGCAAGGTCAGAAGGATTCTGAAATTGCCTACGCCCTTGGTTTGAAGTTTGGGGTTGACCTAAATCCACAGGTCTTCAACCGAATGAAAAACGGAAAATACGAGAATTGGAATGAAGACGAAAATGCGGAAAGAGGCGAAAGAATAACTCAATCCCTCGTGCGTGGCAGAGAGTTTATTAATGCAATCGTGCGTGGCAGATTCCTTAAATGCGCTCTTGGAGGTGTCAAGGTAAAAGGCAAGACAACCACCAAAAGACACATGGTTGTAGATGGAGTTATGACAGATGATATAGTAGTGGAAACTAGAGAAACCGAGCAGGAGACCCCACCTAACGTACAAGCTCTTTCAACTTGGCTATTCCATTACGATATGACTTGGAGAGAGATACAGAGAGGTAAGAAGGATGAAGAGGAAAAGGGCATTCCTTTTGACCCTAAGAAAGGTATATCCGTCAATAAGTGGATAGAAAGAGAGATTGAGCAGGAAGCAGAAGAGCAAGAGGAGGGTGAATAATGACAAAAACACATTCCGTTTATTATCCGTTGTATAATGACAAGACGCATTTCATTTACCTTATTACAGGAAGCCGTGCGTCAGGAAAAAGCTTCTCAGCTTCCCAATTTATCGAAAGACTAACCTTCGAATACAATGCGGAAAGAAAGATAGCGCATAAGATACTTTATACACGTTATACGATGGTAAGTGCCGCTATTTCCGTAATTCCAGAGGTTAAAGAGAAGATGGAGATTGATGGTACACAGGATTACTTTAAGAATACTAAGACAGATATAGTCAACAAAATGACAGGAGCTGAAATCATGTTCCGTGGTATTCATACGGCTAGTGGTAATCAGACTGCGAAATTAAAGTCAATCCATGGTGTGACTACGTTTGTCGTTGATGAGGCTGAGGAATGGACGAGTGAGGAGGATTTTGAGCGCATCATGCTCTCAATCCGTCAGAAAGGCTTGCATAACCGAGTAATAATCATTATGAACCCTTGTGATTCAAATCATTGGGTATATAAGCGTTTTATCGAAAAGACACATAAAGAGGTGTATTTTGATGGTGTTCCTGTCCAGATCAGCACAGACCCAAGAGTACTTCATATACATACTACATATCTTGATAACATAAAGCATCTGTCACCGGAGTTCCTTAACGAGGTATTAGAGATGAAGGAGAATGAACCGGAGAAATATGCTCATATAATGATAGGTAGATGGTCTGACGTGTCAGAGGGTGCAATCTTCAAGCATGTTGGCATCGTTGATAAGTTCCCTAGCAATGCAAGGAAAGTAGCCATCGGTGTAGACTGGGGATACTCAAAAGATTATACGGCTATTGTAAAGTGTGGCATCGTTGACAATCGCCTATACATAGAGGAACTTTGCTATAGAACGGAAATGTTGTCCAGTGATATAATAAAATTCTTGCGCCCTTATGCGGACGAAGGCTTGTTTGTGTATGCGGATAGTGCTGACCCTAGACTTATAGATGAGGTTGCTCTTGGTGGAATAGTTATATATGGAGCACAAAAGGGTGCTGGTTCTATATTAGCTGGTATTGACAAGATGCAGACATTCGAAATCTTCACAACTAGACAATCTGTCCATTTACAGAGCGAGTTCCGTAAATATGTGTGGTCTAAGGACAAGGATGGCAATTATATCAATGTACCTGAAGACCATGACAATCATTTAATAGATGCAGCCAGGTACTACATTCTTGCCGTGTTGCTTGGTAAGGTAATGAAGCCAAGAAAAGCGTTAAAATCAGACTTAGGAGTGTACTAAATGACAAATATATTTACGTTTGTAAGAAAAATACAAGTAGCTAAATATAAGGCAGTTAGTTTACAACTACTGTAAGGGTGGACAAATATTAAAGGTAAAGGAAAAAGATTATTTGCTAGTTGGAAATAAATCTTGTAGCAAATAGTCTTTTTTATTCACTTAAAAACAAAGTGAAAGGCATCTTTCAAATAAAATAGGTAGATATTATGTTTATTATTACCTTTGCTTCAAAAAGTTATAAGGATGTTTGTAGATTCAATTATTCAGATAAAGACATATTTTCGAAACCTCACGCTCAATGCATTGGGTGTGGAGAGAAGTATCTTTGAACGTTTGGATGATAACGATGTTGATACGGTCGTGAATATGATGGAGCAGCATGATTTCGATGTGGATAATGCTATTTCGGAATATAATCCGCAAACCCATAAGGTGATGAGCCGTGAAGATAAATGGGTAAAGGGAGAGAAACCATATAGGACGGAGAAGTTGGCAAGAACACGACAAAGATATATCAATGAGGTAGAATTGTTTTTCTTGTTGGGTAATCCCATAATGTGGAAGAAGACCGAAGGTGATGATGAAGCTTTTGAATTATATAAAAAATACCTGAAGAGTATATACTTCAATACCAAGCTACGCCAATGTAAGCGACTTGCCGGAGCGGAAACCGAAAGTGGGCTAGTCTTTAATTTCTCTCAGAAAGATGGAGAGATGCATGTTGATGTGTATGTAGCTGCTCGTTCAAAAGGGCACAAAATGAGAGAACTGTTCGACCAGTACGGGAATATGCTTGCTTTTGCCATAGGCTATTCCTTGAAACGAGAAGCAAGGACTATTGAATGTTGGGATATACTTACATCAGTCTTCAACTATCATTGTGAGCGTGGTGGATTTGGATGGAAAGTGTATAAGTATCCTAATCCAACCGGAAAGATTAATGGCGTTTATTTTCATCAGCCGAAGTCATGGGAAGGAGCAGAGCCAAGAATGGAACGTGAAGAGATGCTAGATTCCAAGATTGGAGATACCAACAACTACTTTGCCGACCCTATTGCAGCGGCTACTGCTGACGTGATACATTCTATTCCTAAACGGAATAAGCCAGGGAAGCTGATACAACTGACAAGCAAGAATTCTAGGTTTGAATACATCAATCCTCCTCAGAACTCGGAAATTCGCAAGGCGGAGAAAGAGGACTTGGCTCAATCTATATTGTTTGATACATTTACACCGGATATGTCACCGGAATTAATGAAAGCCATGAGCACGCTTACCAGTGTAGGTATAAAGCGAGCGTTGGTATTGGGCTATATCAAGAGGGCGAACCGAATGGAAATTTACGAAGAGCTTGTCGGTAGATTGTCGCATGTGATTATTGCCGTTATGAAGGAACTATATCCCGAGATGAGAAGCAAATTGGATAAGCTTGAGGTTGAATTCGAATTTTCAGAGCCGTTTGAGGATGACAAAAAGGATAAGTGGAAAGTTATTGCGGAACTATATAATCAAGGCGTACTCTCGTTAGAGACTGCTGTTCAAATGCTTGCACTCACGGACGCTCCTGCTGAAGAGATAGAAAAGATACGCAAGGATTCCGAAGAAAAAGTTGCGTTAGCTGCAAAGGTAAAGGGAGGCGAAAATACAACTTCATAACATCAAATGCTTATTGTTTTTTGGGGGCGCATTTCCTGCTCGGATTTGCGCCCTTTTTGCACTTAAATTTTAAGTGAAAGCATTGTGGTAAAAATATAATATTATTCCTCATTTTGTTTTTAACTTTGCTGACATGAATTCGAATGAACTTATCATAAACGGAAAGGATGCTTGGACTAACTATCGTGTAAAGATGGGTAGTGGATTCTTAGATGCATTAGAGGCTGATGCAGACAATAAGAGTTATATTGCCAACGAGGTAAGAACTGAGCATGGAACTAGGGTTGTTCCTATTCGTCCAAAAAAGGCAGAAAGAAGCATTACATTAGAGTTTGTCATTATTGGCAGAGACCATACTGACTACAATAAAAGGGTAAAAGCCTTTGATGCGCTTATGGATAATGGCTTTGTTACTATACAGGTTCCGAAATCAAAAGATGATGTTTATCGTTTGTATTGTGCAAGAAAATCATCTAGCTATTCAAGGGGAAAAGGAGGTTCTATAGGCAAGAAGAGTTTGAAGTTAGTGGAGTACAATCCTACAAATAGAGGAGAACTGACGGATTCGGATAGAGAAAAATTCACTTTAAAAGAATTTGAAGATATAGGATAATTATGAAAACTTTCAAGGAAATCGACATAAAGTACTACGATAATAGCGGAAACGTACAAGTAAGATGTACAATTCCTGTTACACAAGATGCATTAGTTCATTATGAATTGATGCAGTCTCACTATTGTAAGCTTTCGTTTAAACTTTCTAGACCGACATATTTCTTGCTTGGTGATTTTATCGAAACACCATATGGGCGATTTGAGCTTATAGATTTAACTAAGGCCAAAGATAATGATACTATTGGATATTCCTATGAAATCCAATTCGATGCCTATTATCGTAAGTTAAAGAATAAGATCCTGAAGTATCGCCCGAATACAGGTTCACAAGAAGCGACATTCTCTCTTACTTCAAAAATTAGTACTCAGATAGAAGTGATAATGAAAAATCTAGCTTATTATGCGAAGTTAGATAAGTCTTACCTTTATGACCCTAATTTTGAAGGAGAAGGAACGGATTATACTTATGTTATAGATGCGAGTGTAGATGCGAATGCTGCAAAGCTTATAACCTATTCCAATTCTAGCATATTGGATGCTATTGCGAATATAGCCCAGACGTTTGGTTGTGAATGGTGGTTTGAGGGAAATATACTGCATTTTGGAACTTGTGAGAATACGAATGCTATTACTGATTTCAGACTTAACGACAATATCGTTTCTATGTCAAGCTCACAAAGCCAATCCACTTATGCAAACAGGGTATATGCCTTTGGAGCAGCAAGGAACTTGCCTAGCAGATACAAGAATGATTCCGATGCAGATATAACAAAGGATGGTGTTGTCGAAAAACGCCTTATGCTTCCAACGTCAGCAGAATGTTCTGAACAAAACAAGCAAATGCTGGCAGAGAATGGCTTTGAACTGAAAAATGGATATATACAAGTAGGTGGACTCCGTGAAGACCAATATGTTGAGGGAGTAACTACAAATGATGATATTTATCCAAGAAATCTTATCAAGACTTCTAAGGTAACATCATATGAAAAAGATGTAGAAGATGAAAGTACACCCGAAGAAGGAGATTACATCAAACGGACTTTCTATCGTGTAAATTCGCTTACTATTGTCAATGATGATGGCGAAAAAACAGGTGATATGGCTTTCCGAAAGGCGTATATCCTTAGTGGCAAGAACTTACATATAGTATTCCAAAGCGGTTCTCTTAATGGTATGGACTTCGAATGTGAGTTTAATCCAGATGGAGTTCCTGAAATACTTTTAGATGATGATGGAAATCCTATATTTAAGGATGGAAAAGAACAGATAAATCCTAAGTCGCAGGTATTTGAGATTGTTGCTAATGAGGATTATGGTCGTTTCTTGCCGGATATAACTTTGCACCCGAAGGATGGAGATACTTTTGTTCTCTATAATTGGGATTCTACCAAATTGGGTGATACTTTAGTTTCTTCCGCTTCCAATGAGTTGCTGACGGATGCCATAAAGGATTTGAAGAAGTCCGTGATAGACCCTACGACATATACATGTACCGCTGAGGCTAACTATTCCTATAATCATGGTAGGGGTAACTTGCATGGAGTAGGAGACAGAGTAAATCTTTATAATAAAGGTTATGGTGACAGTTATAGGGCTTCAAGAATTATCGGTTATGAATTCAGCCTTGATATTCCTTTTGATGGTGCGAAGTATTATGTTGGAGAAAAGCCTTCGTATTCCCGCCTCAATGCAATGGAGTCAAAGATAGAAGAACTTATCTATAATGGACAGAGTTATCTTAATGGTAATGGCGGAAGCGGAAGGTCGATTTACATCATTAAGAGTTATGATAGCATAACTCCTACGGATTATAATGTATTTTCAGCAAAAGCTGTTGATGAACAAAGATTAAACAAGACAAAGGACGACACCGCCAAGGGTACAATCACTTGGGAGAAGATTCAGAAGCTTGTAAGTGGTCTGCTTGTCGGTAACTTCAACAATGAGAACGGCGGTTCGTGGACTCCCGATGCAGAAGGTCGCTCTCATCTTATTACCGACTACCTGGAGGTGAGGATGAAGGCTATATTCGAGGAACTGGTTATCAAGAAAACCTCCACCATCGGTGGTAAGGAGATTATCTCTCCTGCGGGAGGTGTGGTGGCTCACAAGGTAGAAACCGTTACTGTGACATATAATAATGTGTCACAGAAGGCTTATCGTTGCTATTTCTTAGCAGAGCAGGAAGGCGATGCCGTGGATAATGATTTCGCTATTGGCGACCAGGTGCGTTCAGAGTCATTCAACGTTCGCAAGGGCACTTATCATAAGGTGGGTAATCACTTTTACTGGCGATTGGTAATCGGTCGTGACGAAGACCCAGTGGGACTGGAAGGAAAGAAGTATCACTACATCGACCTCTCCGATACCGATTGCGCTACAGCAAGCGATGTTCCTGCTAAAGGTGATGTGTTGTCGCAGTGCGGTAATAGAACCGATGTAGAACGTCAGAACTGCCTTATCTTCTCGGCTGTAGATACCTATTCGCCATCCATCAGCCTCTACCACGGCATAAATAGCTACTCCTTTGCCAATAGGGAGTATGTGCAATATGGCGTAAACAAGCAGACCAATAAGGCTTTCTTTAACGTCTATGGTGATATGTATGTAGGCGACCGACCTACCAAGGAGAATGGCTATGAGGGTAGTAGCTACATCAAGTATGACAGCGCAACCAAGCAGGTATCTGTTAAAGGCAAGATTTCTGCCAAATCCACTGTAGATGGCAAGGAATTGTCTCAGTACATCAAGGAGAACTCAGCAAAGGGCTTGACAGAGGAGCAGGTGAACAATCTCATCAAGAACTCGCAGGTGATAACTGATTTGCAGAATCAGGTGGACGGGGCTATCGAGACGTGGTTCTACGAGGGTGTGCCTACTTTGAATAATGCTCCAGCCAGCAGTTGGACGACCGATAAGGATAAAGATACCCATTTGGGCGACCTTTATTATGACAACAAGACGGGCAAGGCATACCGCTTTGCCAAGGATGGCAACACCTATAAGTGGACTATCATTACAGATACCGACATCGCCAAAGCCCTATCCGATGCCAGCAAGGCTCAGGAGACGGCAGATGGCAAGATGAAGGTATTCAGCACACAACCTATTCCGCCTTATCAGTTGGGCGACATTTGGGTAAACGCTACCTATCCTACAGATGGAAGAATCTACAAGAATGAAATCCTGCGCTGCCAGACTGCCAAGGCAAAAGATTCGTCATTTGCCATCGCTGACTGGACTAAGGCTTCCAAGTACACAGATGATTCAGCCCTCAATACCTTCAAGGAAGAGTACAAGAACGATATGGCTAGCTACAAGGAGCAGCTTGATGAGAAAGTAGAGACCTGGTTCTACAACTATGCTCCTACTACTCAGAATAAGCCTGCTTCTGACTGGACTACCGATACATTGAAGTCGCAGCACGCTGGTGACCTGTTCTACAATACGTCTAATGGCTACACATACCGTTGGACGGGTACGGCATGGGCGAGAATCAAGGATAACGACATCAACACTGCTATGACCGCAGCAAGCAAGGCGCAGGACACGGCAGATGGAAAGCGTACCGTTTTCACCTCTCAGCCTACTGTTCCTTATGACGAAGGCGATTTATGGGCTAGCGGCGGAGATGATGGCAAGACTCTGATGGTGTGCGTTAAGAGTAGAGCCACTGGCAGCTTCACCTCATCAGAATGGGTAAAGGCTAATGATTCCGACCTCAACGCATTCGCCAAGACCATAGAGGAGAGCTTGACGGGAATACGAGACCAGCTCGACAAGAAGGCTGAGACTTGGTATCAGGCAACCGACCCGAGTACATCTTGGACTACCGATGATGCGAAGAAGGAGCATAAGGGCGACCTGTGGTATAACACAAGCAACAACCAGACTTTCTTTTGGAATGGTACGAAATGGGATAAGCAGGATGTGCCTACCGAGGTCTTCGACAAGATAGATGGCAAATCCAGCATCTATGTAAGCAAGCCTGCATCCTATGAGGAACGCGACCTCTGGATTTTGGAAGCAGCATATACCCTCGGTGGTGTTGCATATTCCAAGGGCGAGCTTGTCGTGGCAACCAAGAGCAATGCTTCATTCAGCGCAGCCGATTGGACTAAGAAAGTGAAGTACACAGACGATACTGTAGCGAACACAGCAAAGAAGGCAGCGGAAGAGGCGAAGAAGGCGGCAGATACCGCACAGACGAATGTTACGAATCTCGGCAAGACCGTTACAAGCAACAAGAAGGCTTTCGACAGCTACGTTACAGATGGCTATCTAGAGCCTTCTGAGATTGCGGCTATGGCGCAGGACTCGAAGCGACTCGAAGATGCTTTCGCAGCTGCCGAGAAGTCGTACAATGAAGTGAAGGGAGCAGAGGTGTTAAAGAGTACAAAAGAACTCACCGACCTTAATACTGCTTTCACTACCCTCTCTACTGCCAAGAAAGAACTCATCACGTATCTCTCCGATATTTCGACAAGATACAATGCGGCTGATACTGAAGGCAAGGCTAACATCGTCTCAGCCGTGGGAACGAAGTTCACTAACTTTCAGTCAGCATACAGCGCATTTTATGACAAATTGGGTTTGGCAAACGCCTATATCACTAGCAAGATATATGGCGACTTGAAGCAGAATATTACCGACCTTGCAGGCTACAAGTATATCAAGGACGCACTCGGTCAGACAACAGATATTGATGGCGGTCTTGTAATGACAACACTCCTTGCTTTGAGAGACGCAGACGGAAACGTTCAGAGTGGTATCAACGGAGCGATAGACACGAACAGAGGAAAGAAGAGCATCGCAACTTGGTGGGGTGGTCAGATGGTGGATAAGGACTACAATAGCGGAAGCCTTACTCCTGCTACTTCCCTCGTTCGCTTTGACGGTTCGGGCTATCTCGCAAATGGTGCAATCTGGTGGGACGTGGACGGAAAGGTTCACGCTGACCCTACATCATTTATCATCAGCGAGAAGAATCTTGGCGCATACCTTGCATTCTTTGAGCCTACATGGAAGAGCGGTAGCAATGGCACTAACATAAAAGACCTTGTGGCTTTGACTCCGCAAGCTCCTTTTACGACACTCAGCGTAAGCAATGATTTGTTGGTAGAGGGAAAGCTTAAATTAGGTAGTATTACCCTCAGTGTGGTAAATGGTGCTTTGAAGATTGACGGCAATGTGTATTCCACAGGTGGAATGAGCGCATACGGCGATGGTACTAACAATGGTGGTGGCGGTGGCTTGGTCGCAAGCGTGAAGAGCTACACAGACATCATCAAAGGCACGTATACAGACAATGACTTGGCAAGCATTCCTAACGCTTATGCCATCAAGGCTCTCAGCAATCGAATCGACAACATCAGTTCTGAACTTGGTGGTCTTAGCTTGGATTGGGCAAACATCACAGGAAAGCCTTCTACTTTCACTCCTAGCGCACACACGCACAAGTGGGTGGATATTACAGACCGTATCACCAAGGTTTCTCAACTTACGAATGATAGCGGCTACACCACAAACAAGGGAACGGTAACATCGGTTAAGCTAACTTTGCCAACTGGATTGTCTCTTGGTACGACAAAGGAAATCACAACAAGTGGAACTTTCGCCATAAGCTTGACTTCGGGTTATTCCATCCCTACGACATCAAAGCAAGGGCAATGGGATTCTGCTTACAATTGGTACAAGCTAATGACTACCGATGAGGAAACTGCTGATGGTGTTATCAACAAGTGGAATGAGGTTGTGGATTTCCTTGCTGGCATTGCGCAGACAGATTCATTGGATAGCATACTTAGTGGTATCAACAAGTCTATCACGGACGAAACTAACAGGGCAAAGAAGGCGGAGGGTGCAAATGCTACAAACATTGCCACAAACAAGGCGAACATAACAACCTTGCAAGGCTACTTCACGAATGGCTCGGCGAAGTCCGCCATCAAGCTGACCAACGCACGTAAACTTTGGGGTAACAGCTTTGACGGAACAGCCGACATAAGCGGTAGCATCGTTGTGCCTAGTGGAAAGTACATCACTATTGGCAACATAAAGTTGGAGTATGATGCAACTAACAAAGCGTTGAAAATAACGAACACCTCGACCAACGAAGTTGCAAATCTTTATACTAGTGGTGGTGTATCTGCTTATGGTGTCGGAACTACATCTAGCGGTAGTACTGGAGGCGGTGGATTGAATGGCACGGTGAAATCATACAATGATGCCAAGAGCCTTACAAGCGAAAGTCTTAGCGAGGTTGCTAGTGCTTACTCTGTTGCTGCACTCTACAGCAGCATCAATGATGCCATAGGTCGCATAAACACCTTGGAAGGAGGAAGTGCGACAAGCATAGAGGTTACAGGAAGTGGCAATGCGGTGACAGGTGTGTCGAAAAGTGGTACTAAACTGACATTTACAAAGGGAGCTACTTTCTTGACATCCCATCAAGACATCAGCGGAAAGAGTGACAAGACACATACGCACAGCGTGAAGATTAATGGTGTCACTAAGACCATCGCAGCCACAGGTGGAACAGCCGTTGACTTGGGAACTTACCTTACTTCTCATCAGTCCTTGGCTGCTTACTTGAAGTCTGCCGATGCGGAGAAGACCTATAGCAAGTTGGGGCACACCCACGCATTCAGCGAGATTACGGGAAAGCCAACAACACTTGCTGGCTATGGAGTCACCGATGGAGTCAATACGGTTACGCTTAGTGGCTCAGGGAACGCCGTTACTAGCGCAAGCATAGACGGTCACACCTTGACTTTGACAAAGGGAAGCACATTCTCCCTCAGCGGTCACACCCATACCTTCGCTAGCTTGACCTCAAAGCCTACTACAATAGCAGGATATGGCATCACGGACGCTTATACCAAGGCGCAAGTGAACTCGACCATTGCTAAGTATCTCCCTCTTGCAGGAGGAACGATAACAGGTGTGCTTACCGTCAACGGCATCGCTACCTTCAAGAGCAAGGTTGCCATTGGCGACATCTACATCATCAATGATGGAAGCGGCAATCTCTACGTTCAGAAGACGGACGGAAAGACCGCCGCTAACTTCTATGCGACAGGCGGCATCACGGCTTTCGGTGCTTCTTCCGTCAGCGGTGGCACAGGAAGCGGATTGAACGGCTCAGTCCTTGGCTTCGAAAAGGCTACAGCCATGACTTCCGCCGACAACGGAGACAGCAGCAAGACGGAAGTTTCATTCCTTGCTACTGCTTGGAGCATCAAGCAGCTCAACGACAAGATAAACGCATTCGGGACAGGCGTGTTCTCCGACTATCTTACGATAGCAGCTGCCAAGGCTACCTATCAGCCAAAGGGTAGCTATCTTACTTCGCATCAGACCATCTACGGCTTGACTATTCAGAAGAATGGTACAAGCCTAGGCACTTACACCCCAAACTCTGCTGCGAAAACCATAAACGTAACCGTTCCTACCAAGTTGTCCGAACTCAGCAATGATAGCGGATATACTAAGAACACAGGTACGGTCACATCGGTTGCAATCTCTGTCCCAACTGGGCTTTCGGTAAGCGGCTCGCCTATCACTACCAATGGAACTATTGCCATTGCCCTTGCTTCTGGTTACTCCATTCCTACTACTGCAAAGCAGACAGCTTGGGATGGTGCGGTATCAGCAAAGCATACTCATAGCAATAAGTCTGTACTGGACGGCATTTCATCCACTAAGGTAAGTCATTGGAATAGTGCCTATGACTGGTACGCCCTTATGACTACTGACGAGGAGACTGCGGACGGCATTATCAATAAGTGGAACGAGGTAGTGAGCTTCCTCGCAAATATTGCACAGACTGACACTTTGAGCGGTATTGTTGACGGAATCAATAAGTCTATATCTGACGAGGTAACAAGAGCGAAAAAGGCAGAAGGGGTAAATGCTTCGGGCATATCAGCCAATAAGACGAGTATCACCACCTTGCAGGGCTACTTCACCAACGGCTCAGCGAAGAAGGCTCTCCAGCTCACGAATGCTCGCAAGCTTTGGGGCAATAGTTTCAATGGTCTTGGTGATATTAATGGAAGCATTACAGGTGTGGATAACATCACGATGAGCAACAACTCATACCTCTATGGAAAAAATACTGGTGGTACGGCAATCCAGTTGATAGCAATGGCTAGCTGGAATAGCGTAGATATTGGTAGAGGTGCGCTTGTCTATGGATATACCACGCAGGTGATGGGTAAGACTGTAGCCCTTACCGCCTCTGACGATAGCGGAAAGAATACAAAATCGGTGGAACTCTCAACCGCCAAGTTTTATTCTAATGTAAATATCGAAACAGAAGGGGGGCTTCTTGCTCATGGAGGTGTCACTGCCTACTCATCCTCAGATATACGTCTGAAGCAGGATTTGCGCAAGCTGGACTACTTCGGTATCATCAAGGCAATGGGTGGCACGTTCGGCTTTGCCTGGAAGAAGGACAACACAAGGTCTATCGGTTGGATTGCTCAGCACGTCTTGTGCAACCCTCACTTAAAGGACATCGTGGAGACTGACGAGAAGGGCTACTACAAAATCAACTATTGGTCTCCGAAGCTGATTGCAACGGCATTCGGTGCTATCGAGCAGGTGGGCGATGAGGTCAGCAGTTTGAAGGCTCGGGTGGTCTTCCTCGAATCAGAGGTTCAGCGATTGAGCGGAAAGCAGGGCAGCAGTAACAAGAAGAGATTAGATAACAAGAATATTAATTTATTAAATTAGATTAGAAAATGGAGAATTTAAAAATTAACAAGAAGAGTGAACAGACAACCGCCACTTACACCAAGGGCGGCTATCGAGTAGAAATCACCTACAATGTTGACAAGACGGGTGGCAACATCGACAGCATCGATATGAGTATCTATGGTGATGCAAATGGTAACTATCTCGGCAACGCGAACGCTAGCTCCAACGGCAGCGAGCTGATCTACAACATCAGCGGCATCCCTCAGAGCAAGCTCAGTGAGGTATCAGTATTGATAGCGGAGGTTGATTCCGCTATCGCTACCAATATGGCTAGCGAGGCAGCAGAGTAAGTATCGTGAGTATTAACGCAGGGTGGCTCTTATAGAGCTGCCTTGCCTAGTGTTTTAAGTTTTAAAGATTAAGCGTATGGCATTAGCAAACGGAAAAATAACGGCTCCCGTCAGTATCGACGACCTGAAGAACCTCTTCGGAGAAGGCAGCGGCGACCTTGCCACGCTGTGTACGTCACCGAAGATAAATGTTTGGGCGAAGTATAAGCCTACCGTATTTCCATCACCCTTTCCTGAAGATTGGTATAAGGCGAAGGATGGCAACTACGGCATCAATATCACGATAGAAAACGGCAAGAACAACTGGAAAGACCTTGTAGCGGAATATTCAAAGGCTAATAATGGATATGGCACTTTATATGACAAGCCAACTGGCGGTGCGTCTTCTCCATTCCGCCTTGGAGATTTCAGAGGCTACTTCCATAATGCCAATCCCGAGGTGAAGGACTATCTATCCACCAACGTGTTCATCCGTGAGAGTGATACCAATCAGATACTCACCCTGTTCAATCCTGTATCGGCAGATGGCTCACAGATAAGCTATTTCGATTTCGCCGCATTCAAGGATAAGTACTTCGGCTACATCATCACCGACAAGAGCAAGTCCACCCTCATGTTCATCACCACCGCATCCAGTGTGGGAACATTCACAGTGCCGCTGCCCAAGAATGCCCTTCAGGTAGGCGATTACCTTGCCTTCCCGATGTTCTGCTCATTCAACTATTCCAGCGTCCACACCCTTCACCAGATGACTTGCTACGCCATCCCAAATCTGGCAGGAGGCAAGCAGCTCTCCATCATCAGCCAGTCACAAGCTGTTGCAAGCAACTTCGCACAGATTACGGCAAGAGAGCAGCTTGGCAGAATTATCGTGACGCTGAAGTTGAAGGACAATGCCAGTCAGGTAAACAACGTAACCGTATATTGCGTATATCAGACCGACCCGTCAGCTGGTCAATCTATGGTGACAGGAGAATACTACAATACCATAGGAACGATGAAGGCAGGCGAAACGAAAACGGCAACATTCAGAAATCTTACCAGCGGCAAGTCATATAAGATATACGTGATAGCCAACGGTGTATGGGTTACAAAGGGTCTTATCCCATTTAGTAGTGGTATTATGCCCGATATGTAGTAGATATAAAAAGTATAACGATAAAAAAGAAAGAAATATGAGTGTAAATAACGGAAAAATCACCCCCCCATATCCATCGATGATGTTAAGTCGGTGCTGGGAGAACCGAGTAATGATATTGCCACATTGTGCAAGTCCGCCAATATCAATAAATGGGCAAAATACAAGCCAATGAGCATAGCCAAGCCGTTTAATATTACAGAACGAGACAGAGCCAACTGCCGTTATGGTCTGGATTTCACCACCAATTCATTACTTACCAATGAGTTTCGGAGAGGTTCATCTTTTAGCCTGAGTACATATTCCTTGACAAATGTACTGGATGCTGCCAGTGAATGGACATATTCCAGACCTAGAGGAGGTAGCAGTTCGCCCTATCGTTTAGGCGATTTCGTTAACAATGAAACATTAACAGATGGGTATAGTGCAAAGACCTCTGCCCCTTTAGGAGGATTCTACAATGGTGTAATCGGATTGGATAGCTACAAGACTAGAACCATCAGCACGTCACCAGGTAAGACAGATTCCTCTGCCCTCAATGTAAGCCTTGAAGGTACAAGTCTCTTATATACCAGCTTCAAGTGTAGATGGGCTGGCTCAGATTTATATAGCCAGTCGTGGCAAGCACTCGGAATGGTAGGTTCAGATGTAATACCTATTAATAATATCCTCGATATTAATAATGGATATTATCGTTTGGGACTTGTTGTAAGGGGAGTAAGTAATTGGTATCTCTGTGTATCCAGTTCCACATTCAAAGAGGTAAATGCCAATACAGAAAGGCAGACTTCAGCACCGAGATGGATATGCCCGAATCTGATGAGCAATACAAGACTTATTGATGAAGTTTTAGAGCACATGAATAGCCACGAAGAGTATTATGCTACAGCAGTACCTTGTATAGTCAAGAATGCTATTATATCTGTAAGTGGCTTGATTTGTACCACTAAGCTTCAGAGTGATGGAGAGATATATTGCGTGCCGGAGGGTAAGGTGTTTTTTGCGTTGCAAATCAAGAAGACGGCAGCTTACACCGTTCACTTCACTGTAGCAGTCTATGTAACCAAACAAATGATAAACGTGGGAAATGGAGAAAGCTGGAACAATTATCCTGTAGAAGGATTTGATATTGTTTTTGATGGAAATGGAGTTCTTACTCAAGATTATACCATAGAAGCTTTCATCTCCTTTACATATCAGTCGGGCGTGAAGGAAAGAAAACAGGTAAGTAATTATAAAGTTACTGGTTCTATGAAGAAAGGTAGTGCCGCAGGAACGAGAGTACATTCAGACAATCCACCTAGCTACCCAGCAGTAGGTAGTATTGTTGTTCAAAGAATAACATGGAAATAAAATATAAGTAATTTAAGTATTATAATAATTCCTTTTATATCCTTGCATATACAGAATATTTTTCGTATCTTTGCAAAAAAGAATAGAATATTATTTTAAAAATAAAGAATTGAACAAAATGAAGAAGATTAAGACAATCGAGGCTGTTGCAGCCTACAGAACATTGAAGGCATTGAAGACATCATCAATGAGCGATGATGCCGCTATGCGAGTTTGGAAGAATATGAAGGCTCTGCGCCACGTAGCCGACACCTATGACAAGGATGTTGAGGAAGCGCAGGAGAGCTTGAAGGATGATAAGTTCGATGAGATGCAGCGCAAGCTCCAGGAGTGCCAGCAGTTGGAACAGAAGCACGCCGATGAGGGCTACGAATACACCAAGGACGATTCAGCCAAGTTCGCTGAGGTCAATGAGTACTTCTTTAATCAGAAGCAGAAGACCGAGAAGTATTTCAAGGAACTTGCCGACAAGGAGGTAGAGGTAGCCATCGAGGCAGTTGACGAGAAGGAGCTTTTCAAGGCAGCTAAGGATTGCGGCTTGAAGTTCGCCGATATGGAGAGCCTTGAAGTGGTGATAGGATAATTCCAATAGTAGATACAATAATAGCGTTAGAATGGCATTCTTGTTCGTTCTAACGCTATTTTGTTACCATTTTATGTTATTTTGGTAACAGAGAAGCGGTAACGGAACTTACGAATTGTTACTTTTTACAAAGTTTAACACAAAAATTAATCAAAAACCGATTGCTTTTATTAGAGAATACGTACTTTTGCGGCATCAATCTTTTAAATCAACTAAAATATAATAGCTTATGACTAAAGAAGAAGAAGATGAAGTCCATCGGTTAGTTCAATCAGTCGGTGTTGTACAGTTGTCAAGAGTAATGTTTAAGGACATGGACGTTAGCGAAATGATAAACGTCATTAT